CCTTTTATCATAATTACATTATTTAAAAATCTTGGTCTTTCATATCTTGCAACTCTTGGTGATTTAAAAAATATTGGATTGTCTGCGCTTGTTTGAAATACTGGATCTGCTATAGCAATAATGTTGTCATAGTTTGGGGCATCCAACGCATTAGACTCTGTATTAATTGCTACTGCCGCTGCCTCTGTTACGTATTGCCAGTTTTCTGTTTGTGTAAAGGCAAAAACTGTTTTACTGTCATAGGCTCCTGCAGATGGATTAGACCCTGCAGAATATATTCCAATTTCAGATATTTCATATCTTTCTTCTGTTGGTAGTTCTGCTGTTAAAACAATTTTATCTACACCGTCTTCGTTTACAAAACCTCTAGAAGATATTGGAACACGAAACATTTCAAAATCTAAATTTGTTTTTGTTGAATAGTCGCCAATTTCATCGGAGGTATCCAATGGTGTAGCACCACAACCAATAGCAATATACGAGGCGTAGGCAGGGGCCTGACCAAGTAAATACTTTGCAATAATAGTTTTACCAGTATTAGTTATCATGAGGTATAGTCTCCAAGATCTGCTTCATATATTGTACCACTTACGCTAATCTGTGTTTCTATTTGTTCATCAGGATTTATGTTAATAAATTCAATAATTAAGTCTCCTGTTGCGTTAAGGTATACGTTTTCTCCATTAGTGCCGTTGCCAATTTCTGGAATTTTCTCTTCTAATTTAATTGAAAATCCAGCAAAAAACTTGTCTGCGGTTTGTTGTAGGCTAAGGATATTGTTTGGATTATACCTTTGTTGAATGGCTGAAAGGTTTTTGATTGGTTGATATGATATTTTTTGTCCATTAACAATGTCAGACCTTGTTATACTAATTAACTCTTGTCCACCAATATTTTCAAATATTTGATCAAACATTCCATCTATAGGAACTGATTCTTCATCAAATAATATAATATCTAAAGTTGCAGTTTTAACTGGTGGTGGTGGGGGCGCAGTTATTACTTGTAAGGTTGGAGTTGGTGGAGTTGCATATATAAAACTTGTTGAAGCAGCACTAACAATAACTTTATTCTTTTCAGTGTCATTTGTGCTACCACTACTGCTATAGCCAGTTTCTGTGCGAGTGGTTCCTAATGGTATAGGTCCAATAAATAATTGATTTGGTGTTGTTGGTTGAAAAGCATCTGTAATCGTCTGAGAGGAACTGACCGTTTTTTTAGCAGGATCTGATTTGGGGGTTGGTGAAACATATGGACTATATTTTGCAGGACCAGTAAACGTAGGTGTTTTTGTTGATGTAGATGTGACTCTGTTCTCTTTTGTATTTGCATTTTGAACTATTTTAGATTTTCCACCGCCTGAATTTTCACTTGCCATCTTACACCTCCGCCAAATAAAGAGTCATGTCTGGACCACTTATTCTTCTTGCATACTCAATATTATAAACTATAAATCTAGAATTTGGTGAAGTAACTAAATCTAAATTATTAGAATCTTTGTAGTTAATTGTTACTATATCTCCAAGTTGAATTGTTGGAGTTGCAAATATTTTTAAACCAACCGACTTTTTAGGAACCATAAGTTTATCTATCATCCAGCCCATTAAATTTTCTGCATCATCTTGAGTCTGTATGTATGGAGTATCTAAGGTAAACTCATTATTTCCATAAATCATTCTGCTTCTTTTAATTTCATCAAACTTTTGTTTTTCAACTTGAGGGGAAACAATTTGAGAAGATCCAGTTAGTAATGGGTTAGAAAAATTGCTACGCTTTTTAAAGTATTCGTCAACTGTTAACTCGTGGGTAGTGTCTTGTGTAAATGTAACGCCTTGAATTCTTAAATAGTTACCGCTTGTTTCATCAAGATTTAGGGCTGTGTCTGTAGCATTAAATATTAAAAACTCAGCGCCGTATGAATCTGCATAAAAACCAGAAGAAACATATCCTTTAATGTTGTTAAATGTTGGTGATAACTTAGCGTAAAGTGCAGGGTATGCACGATCATACTTAACATCAAAATAGGCACACTCTCTCATTATTGAGCCAAACTCGTCAAAATATAAATTGTATTTAGGTGGCTGTTGGGCACTAATTCCAGATAGGTAAGTTGCCTGAACTATCCCGCTCATTGCATACTTTCTTAAAGATTCACTAGCACTTATTTCGTTGTCACCAAAAGCAGAAGATAGGGTTTCTCCAACTGTAAAAACGGTATTTTGAGAATAATTTTGAGACAAAGCATAGATATTTTCAAACATAATTCTAGATGAGCCACGAACAAATGGGGCCATGTTATTATATATTGGAAGTGGATCTGTGTCGTCTACAACTTTAATTAACTGATTGTTAATATATAAATAGAATCTTCTTATTTTTCCTATATCTTGATACTCTACTGCCAAATCATATACTGTTGGATTTTCTTCGCCAGTCATTCTATATTGACCAGTAAACCTGCCATCATCAACTATAATTTTTGACAGGCCTCCATAAAGTTTTACAGGAATTGCATTATTATTTGATGCATCTTTTTTAATTTTATAAAACACAACATTGTTAATAGAAATATTTGATTTATTGTCTTTATCTAATTTTAAGTATGACTCTATATTATCTTCTGTTAATGCAGCAATTTCAAAATAATACCCGTTATTAGTAGTCGGATTAAGTAATACTGCAAGACCCCCTGAGCCACCACCAATATTTACGTTTTGGTCTGGTTGAACTCCAGCAACTTGGTAATAGGTTGTGCTTCCATTTGGTGTTTGACTACGACGTTCGTTATTTTCAATTTTTCCAATAATACGCATTCTTGTTCCAAAATGTTTGTAAGAATTGTCTAATTCTTTATAAACATAAGACACTAAGTCAATGGGGGTTTCAGTTGTTTCAAAAGTTGGACCATTCATTACTAACGCTGATGATTGAATTGTTCCAGTTTTAGGAGATGTAGTTGAATTAACTGGAGTTTCCGTTGTATAACTTGAAGACATAAAGTTTTTAATTGTTCCGCCTCTTGATGTTTGTTGAGCCTTAGAGTTATTAACTCCTGCTGCTCCAAGTGTAGTTGTTGGTAAAGAAATATCTTCAAGCAGGGTCGTTGTAAATAAATACTGAGTTTCCATGTCACAGCCTCTAACATAAGTATTATCTGACCAATAGGTATCTATTCCAGCAGTATGAGTTGTTATTGTTGTTCCAAATTGAGCACGTCCGTGTTCATAAACCGCACCATTTTGTAAACGAGTAACACCTTCAATTTCCTCATAAAATGGAACTGTGTAAATTCTTACTAGACCAGTTGGATATATTTTTCCGTTAAACGGCAAAGATTTAAAAAAGTTTTGATATTCCTGATTATTAGTAATCCACACATTGCTACTACCCTGTCTGTGAGAAACTCTCCATGCCTGAATTTCTTCACCCTTTTGTGCTTCTGTAATTTCTCCATTTGCAACTCTTTTGTCTAAATTATCAATAACACTTGTTGGCGCCAATCTTCCAGGCAAAACAATTTCGGGTTTAGATTCATCTAAATTTATACCGTCTGACAATATTGGATACCAAATTGCAAGGGTAACGTTAAACTGTGCAGCGTCATATCTAATAACTTCTCCGTTAGAATAAAAATATCCTTGATATCTTGTAAGCCAATAAACATTTTCTCCAAGATCAAAAACATTGTTTACTATTTTACGACTAACCACGCTTGGTGGTAATGCACTTAAATCAGAGTTTAATGGCATTGCTCCTAAAACATATTTACCTTGTTTAGATGCCACCTCGTTAATTGTTTTAGTTGAATCTGTTCCAGATACCTCCCATAAAAGTGCTGGCTTGTAAATCCAAGTCTTGTCTATATCAATCATGCTTGCTTGGCGAACAGACCCATATGATCTTTGAATGTATCTAGTTGTATAATTAATTTTTCCGTTATTATAAACCTTTTTGTCTTCAGATGCAATTGAAACAATATTAGGAAGAGTTCCAGAAGATAAGTTTTCAACAATACCGCTAACAGATTGGTTATTAGATCCAGACAGTACCATGCTAGACGTTCTATCATCTACATCTGGAAGCATATAGTTTTTGCTCATTACAATAAAATTGTTATATTCATCAAAGAACATTGCTGTTTGTGTAGAGACTGCAAGTTGATTTAATACTTCCGCTACCGTTTGATCTGGAGCAATAAAAAAATATGGAATAATTGGGTCTGGCTCATTTGTTGTTCTATAAAATGCGTAGTTACTAAATCCAATATAATCAAGTATTAAACTAATTGCATAACTAAGTGATACTTCTGTTACCAACATTCTTGGCGCAGGCATAGATTCTAAAAAGAAATAAAAATCTCTTAAAGATATTTCTAATGTGCCAGCAGTAACATTTGCTTGTGGAAATCCGTCAGAGTAGAGTGTTTTAATTGGAACCCAATAGTCAAATCCACTTACATTTAATATTTTTTCATAAAAATTAAATTTAATATTTTTACGAACATAATCACTAACTATACTAGTAGTATTGTTGTCGTTAAATGCTTGATCATCATCAAACAAAGATATGTTTCCAGTTGAAGCAAGCAACTGTCCTACTGGTAAAGCAGATGTTCCAAGATCAGAAAGAATTTTTTTAATACTATACTCTATTGTTTTATTAGATATATCAACAACTAATCTTGGTGACATCTCAATTAAATCAAAGGTAGAATCAAACTTATTCATTCTTTCTACTACAACCCTTAGCCCACGAATATTTTGAAACTCTCTGTAAATAGTTTGACCATTTGTTGTTTCTTGAAAGGATAGTGGGTTTGTTAGGTCTGTAACAAAAGTTGTTTTATTATCAAGTTGTTCACTTCCCAATACCCACCCATAAACAGGAGTAAACGTATTGTATGTATTGGTAGTGCTGTTCCAAACATGATATGTTCCAACACTTCCTACATTTGAAATAACTAAATATGCGTATCCGTTTATTGATTCGGTTGGTAGTAGCGTAGATGAAGAAAAAGTTTCTGCAAAAACAAAACTATCTTTAAAATTATCTGGAATGTTTTTTAATCTGTATTGTAATTCAACATATCCATCATGACTAATGATTGGAGATCCATCATCACGAGTATCGTTTTCAGTAAACACATAAGAGTCTACCCAATTGTCTCCTTCAAGATGCTGAACTTTCCATCTTGTTGGAGTTGTTTTATTTGCGTTACCAAAAAACGGATCTGCAAAAGTTCTAGATATATCAGTAAAATCTCCTAAATCTATATCTCCAACATTGGTTTGCATCTTTATAATAATTCTGTTTGCTGGTACATTTTCTTTATAAACTACAAATGGTACAGCGTCATCTATGTAGTAATTACCGTTAACTATAGTTTTAGCAATACCTCTTTCAATGCCGTCCTCAGTTCTAAAAGATGTAAAATATTTAAATTGGTCATAGCGTGATGCCATATAATATCTTGGCCTTCTAGCAAGATCGCTGCCAGAGTTTGACAAAAACTTACCTTTAAAAGCAACTGCTTTATTAATACCAGATCTTGGTCTAAATGGTTTTATGCAGTCTTCTAATGAGTATAAAAGTTTATTTTTTTCTTTTATTGATGTAAAGATTTGTGGTGTTCCATTATTTTCAAACCCTCCATCAATAACAACATCTGCATCTGTTGCTCCAGTATAAAATGATCCAGCATCTGCGTTATCAAATGTGTTGGGTAGTGTTAAGAATTGAGAATTTTGCTCTTGAGATCTATACCTATAATTGCCAAGTTTAAATATGTTATCTGGCATATTCATATTCCACTCAGCCAATACTAGTGATTCTGTTTGTATTGTTGCAGATGTTTCAAAGTGGTTTTTTAGGTCGGTACTTTCAAACATTTAAACTTCTTCCAGGGTTACCGATATGTTCCAAAGATCATGATTTGTTGCACCACGCTTTACGACGGAATAATTAAAATCCGCAAAATAAACTTCAATAATTTGATTGTATCTGTTTAAACCAGTATACTTATAATTCTGTCCTTCTAAATTTGTATATTTATCATAAGCGAGGTACATAAAAAAGGGACCTTGATGTGTCTCATACCAATCAAGAAGTTCTACGCCACCTGCACCACCATCTGCTGTGTACTCTGTTGTAGATCCTTCACTTGGTGATACTCCTGTTGTTGAGTTAAAATTTGGTAATCCTGAATACCCTCGTGAAGGCAGCATGTTCCAAGATACAGACATTGTTAATTTATCTGCAATGTGGTATGAACGCATGCGACCATTAATAGTTCTTTGACGTTGCTCAATTCGCTGGGTATTAAATTGCATATCCCCTCTATTATGATCAGA